TCCACGACCGATAGACTGTAGAGTTTTAATTTTTGATTTACCGCCTGCAGCAAACACTATATAATGTATGTTTTTTATAGAAATGCCAGTAGAAAAGATCTTACTTATGGCAATACATACAACATTATTATGTTGTTCCATTATTTCTTGTACTCTGCGACGTTCTTCAACCTCTACACTACCCTGTATAAAATAAACTTGTTTATCCGTTAAAGTGGATAGTTCTTTATAGAGATTATCTCCGTGAACTATATGATCTATAAGAATAAGACAGTTATTTTTAAAATTATGAGCTAACTGTTTAATAACTTTGTTTCTAAACTTACTATTATGTATGTAATCCAGTTCTAACAAATACCTCTGGGCGGAGGATACAGCAGTATAATCCGGCTTAAAGTCATAACTAAGCTTAATAGCTAAACATTGTGCATTAGCAATATATTCTCCACCGGCTGCTTCTCTTAATTCGGTAGTAGTCTTTTTAAATATAACCGGACCGATAAAATTATTAATATTCCAGGTATCAATATTATTTTCTGGTAATGTACCGGTAAAACCGATGCGTCTTAATGTAGGTACTTTATCGAGCAGCTTACATACCTTATTACCTCTACGTAATTTATGACATTCGTCTACAACTAACAAGCCTACCTTGTTAAACCAGCTAATGTCTGAGTTCTTACTCTGTAAGATACCCATATTAGCAATAATAACACGAGCGTTGGGATCAAGTTCAGTATTACCCGTCCATTTACTCACTATTTCCATAGGAAAGTTGTAAGAGGTAAAATCTTTATGCGTTTGAGATACTAAACCTAAATCCGGAACTACTATTAGTATTTTTTCAGTAGGTTCTATCTGATGTAATGCAGCATATACTAAGTTAGCTATAATTAAAGTCTTACCACCACCAGTTGCCAGCTCGACAACTCCATAACCAGTGTCAAGTGCTTTACTAACAGCTATTTCTTGGTAATCTCTAAGCTTAAATTCACTGTTTAATGTTTTGAACCTATCAGGATCAAGTATATGTGTATTCTGTACAATGTCTTTATATTCCTGATTAACTTTAATCTCAAAAGGTATATTCTGTTTGTTTAAAAACTCTATAATACCTGGTACTAGCCCCACTCCACAGTATCCTGCAGGTGTAATAGCGTAAATACGTTGAGGCATAAACCGTTGAAAGCGATTAAAACGAGCAGCCGGACTCTTAACACTAAAGTGCTCTTTAATATTAGGAAGGTAATCTGAAACGATTTTTACTTCCTTACGCTTCGGGTCATATTGAAACTCAACTACCATTATGTTGTTTCAAGTTTTTGTAAGTCTATTACGTTTTTGTAGTCGTACGTTAACGAGCTAGTTAGTTTTTCTACTTTTTCAAGATACTCTAAGATAATTTTTACCTGCTCGATACAGGCCTGTATAGACGATACTTCATCATCGTTGTTCATAATTTCGTCTTTTGCAAGTTTTGAAAGAGCAACCGGTGAATTAATAATTTTATTTTTTATTTTAGTTTTCTTAGTATATTCTAGCTTGTGTAACGTACTCTTATATTGAGTAGTTCTAGCTACCCATTTATGTTTAGTGGTAGGTGCTAACATAGCTTTTTCTTTAATAGAAAGCTCATCCATTTTAATATCAGTTTCCAATTCTTTTTGAAAACCACTAATAATTTTATCTACATCGAGTAAGTCCATAACTTTTACTAAGTATAGTATATATTTTAAATAAATCTACGTGAAAAACTTTAATAAATTATATGTAAAACTTCTAGAAGATGTTGGTGCTATGGCAGGTACAACAGCACAGGCTTTTGGATCTGGTCAAGCTCACGCCGCAGTAACAGGTAAATCCGGAGACTTTTATGCTCCAGGAGATGCTCGAAATATATGGGGTGGTGGTAAAAAGAGTAAGAAAAACAAAAAGAAAAAAATGAACGGAGAAGCTGTTCCGTTAATTCGTAGAAACTTTCCAGGAATGTAATAAGTAGAGATTAATGTCTCTATTGGACAACAAGTCGTTTTGCGCTAAGCTCTGGACCCATTTACATTTATACTCCACAGGAGATGTAAGGGCTTGCTGTGTTATGGTTGGGGATAAAAATGTAGGCAATCTAGAAACAAACTCTTTAAAAGAAATTTGGAATAGCCCTAAAATGATGCAATATCGTAAAGATATGCTCGAGGGTAAAAAAATAAATGCCTGTATGAAATGTTGGAGTAAAGAAGAGGCTGGTACTGTTAGTTATAGAATGGATTATAACAGCTACTATAAAGACAGATTAGACAAAATAACTGCAAATACAGACAAAAATGGGTTTGAACATAATTTCAATATAATATCCTGGGATATAAGATTTAGTAACAAGTGTAATTTTAAATGTAGAATGTGTAACCCGGGTGCTAGTTCTTCTTGGGTACAAGATGCAATTAAACTTACAGACAATAAAGAAGAGATAAAAAGACTCGTAACATTAGAAAATGTAGAGGGTAAAAGTAGTATAGATTTTCTTAAAGAGAATATAGAAAAAGTAGAATATATATATTTTGCAGGCGGAGAGCCGTTGCTTATGGATGAGCATTATGAAGTATTAGAATTATTAATAAAAAATAATAATTTTTGCACAATAGCTTATAACACGAATTTAAGTACATTAAAATACAAAAAATGGAATGTATTAGACTTTTGGAAAAAATGGCCTAAAGAAAAATTATGGGTAATGCCTAGTATAGATGAAATCGGTGAACGAGCAGAGTTAATTAGAAAGGGTACTAAGTGGGAAGAAGTTGAAAATAATTTAAAAACTTTAATATCTCACGGGGTACAATTACAACCAAACATCACAACTAGTTGTATGAGTGTAGGTAGGCTACCGGAAATATTACAATATTTTTTTGATAATAAAATATTACTAAATAGTAGAAATTATCTTAATTTTACGCTAGGGGCAGTTTATATACCTAATATGCATATTAATGTATTAACTGATGAAATAAAAAACCAGGTAATTGAAAAGTTGAATAAATTTAATAAAAATTTTATTGTTAACACTGAACCTAAAACTGGCTACATATTAAAATTACTTAAACAACCTCACAAGCCGGAATACGCCCGACAATTTGTTGACTATACTTTAAAGCTAGATAAAATACGCGGAGAAGATACATTTAAGACAATTCCGGAATTGCTGCCAATATACGAACTTTATAAGCCGTAGCATATTGCCAATATCGGATAAATATGTAGTATGGATCTAGGTCACTGGACTACTAATGAGAATTTTAATAGCAATAATTTACCTTACGGTTTTATATACCGCATTACTAACACCTCATCTGGCCGGGTATATTTTGGAAAGAAACAAATTAAAAGCGTCAAAAAGCTCAAACCTCTCAAAGGAAGAAAAAACAAAAGACACTTTGAAATAGAGACTGATTGGAAGACTTATACATCATCGTCCAATGACGTTAATGAAGATATAAAAAAAATCGGTAAAGATAAGTTTAAGTTTGAAATAATACGTTTTTGTGATAGTAAGTTTGAATTAGCATATTATGAAGCTAAAATACAGTTTGATCACGATGTTTTACTAAAAGAAGGTTATTATAACGGCATTATAAATTGCCGTATTGGTAGAGCACCAGATGCGTTATTAAAAAAGCTTGCATTAGAGAATAAAAACAGTACAATAATTAATAATGCAAGTACTACCTCTCAAGTACAATCTATATCTAGCTGATTTTACTATAATAGAATCAGAAATATTGCATTTGTTTAAAAACGAATTAACGAAGTACAATATTACCACATACGATAGTTTGCCAAGAAAAGATTACTTAAAGCTTGTGCATTATTTTACGTTATCTACATTATTTAAAAAATATGCAGAACTAGAACATAAAAAGAATACTATATTTTGGATTGATAAAACGACCTGTAATATGGATATCTTAATATTTCTTAAAGAAGTAAAAAAATGTTTCCCTATTTTACTTTATGTTGCAAATAAACCATATAATTCTATATTAATTGGCAAAGATACTGCAGAATACACGGAAATAACTACTGAGCTCAAAGAGTTTCGTTACTCTATTGACTATAGTAGTTATAGCTTCAACAAAATTAAACGGTTTTGCGCCAAATTCGGACTAGAAACGCTTATTTCCACTTTCAAACTATAAAATGGATTTTTCTCTATATATTATATAATATTAAGGCGAACGCAGTGAGCCTTTTAAAAGGTCTGCAAGACAGAGACGAAGGAGCTTTGCTCCTGAGTCCTTAAACATTAACATATAACTTTGTTGTATGTGGTATACTCCTTAAACCGACGACACTTTATATTACTTTATTGCCAAAAAAAATCAAGTGCAAATATACAAAAAAGTCGTAAATATATGTAATGAAAGCAAAAAGTAAGTTTTTAGTAACTCTTGAAAAAGCTCTTAAAGAAGATGATATCGGTTTAACTGATCCTGCGACAGGCACAACTATTAATCCTGCGCAAATGGGCACGGATGTGGGTGCTGCTGCAGCTAAAGTTAACACAGATACTCAAGATTTTCGTAAAAAACTGTTAGCTTTAATGAGTACTGATAAAGAAGCTGCTGCTGCTTTAAAAGATCCTACCAAATTACAAAATTATATTACTAATTTAACAAAATCTGCTACTTCTCAAACAGGTGTAACACCAACAACTACTATACAATAATGAAAAAGTTTGATAAGATTGCTGAGGAAATTTACCGCACTCTGTTAGAAGCGCCTGCTGTTCCTGCTGCACCTGCACAGGCTGCTCAAGGAGCTCCTGCTACCCCAGCTGCCGGTTTACCTCAAGATGGTGGCCCGGTACAGGCTGAACCAGTTGCAGCAACACAGGCTGACCGTTCTCCTGCAGAGACTAAGAACTGGGAAACTACCCTTTTAGATTTAGCTTCTAAAGCTATTGTAAATGTTAAGAACAACCCTAATTCGGTCGATGTTGATATGGAGCAACTCTTAACAGTACCTACTACTTTACAGACTAAAGATCAGAGACTTGATGCTTTAAAGACTTTAGCGGGCGAGGTGTAAGTATCTCTGCTGGAACTGTTGGTTTCTGTCTTTCATTTCCTTACCATTGACGTAACGCTTGTATTGAGCTTTCACTTCAGCGTCATTACCAGTCACTACACCGTCTAAAAATTTAGGAAACTTACCTAATACGCCGTTAAATGCGAAATCTGTTAGCATTTCTTTTTTTGTATTGTCTAAACGTTCCCAGGCGCCCTTTCCGAATTTATAATCAGTTATTTGTCTAGCTCTGTCCGCAGCTATACCAATATCTCTTTTGAGCATATCTATTGCCTGGGCGTTTGTAAGTCCTTGCGGGTAAGCTTCTCCAGACTGCAATTTATGACCAAATGCAATTGTGTTAGTGCCACCTTCAACACTTTTTACTGGATACCATTTACCGTTCTTTAAACCGGATTTGATTCCATTTTCAACACCGGCCATATAATTTATAAAGTCCTGTTTAACCTGGAATTGGCCGCCATAGTAATTAGCAAATGTACCTACATTTTGAGTTATTGCTGGAGGGGTAAAATGTATAGGCGGCGGGGGCGGGAGTGGAGCTGCTTCTGTTTGCATACTTTTTTTATTGCTAACCATAACTATATTTATAAATAAAGTAAATAATTGCGTGATATTAAAATATAGAAACAAAACTTATAGTAGTGAAGATGTACCTATATTTATTTACTTTTTCTCTAAAGAAAAGAAAGACGATTTTATTAACACCCTTTGTACATACACTGAGCCCAATAAGTTTGTAAGGTTTGATAGTGTGGGAGTTGCACTAGTTGGCAATACTGTAATTAAGGATAAAAGAGCCGGAATTTATATCAATTTGAAAACTATGGATGAGAAAAGGTACATACAAAGATATTTGTATGACTCAACGGATGAAAGTAATGCAGTTATTTCTACCCCACCAGATATTAAGCCTCGTATTTTAGAGGAATGGATTGAAAGATATTCTAATCATTTTTTAAGTTGAGTTTTTTATTTTATACCATACTATAAGGTATGGGTAAATTTACATCTACTAAAGTCATTCCACTAGGGTCGGCTGCATTTAGACAGCCTTACGCACAAAGTCATTGTCACTTTATTCACGGGTACCGCTTACAGGCTAAGTTCTGGTTTACCTGTGATGTTTTAGATCAAAACAACTGGGTTGTAGATTTTGGTGCTTTAAAGCAGCTTAAAACTTCTTTAGAGGAGTACTTCGATCATAAGACAGTTGTATGGGCAAAAGACCCTGACTTAGATATATTTAAACAGCTAGAACAACGTAAAATGATTGAACTAGTGGTACTTGAAGACGGTGTAGGTATTGAAAGATTTGCTGAACTTTGCCATAGATTAGCAAACGAATACGTTGATAATTTAACTACAGGCCGTTGCTGGTGTTCTAAAGTAGAAGTTTGGGAACACCCAGATAATAGTGCAATTTATAAAGCATAATATATAATACCTATATGTCTAATATAGATCCTAATACAACTTTATTCATTTCTGATGATTTCGTATTCTACACACTAGAAGGTGAAGGTCGTTATATTGGTTACCCTTCAGTGTTTATGAGAATGGCTATGTGTAACTTAACCTGTATTGGTTTTAAGAGTGAAGACTCACCAAACGGTTGTGATAGCTACGTTAGCTGGTCTAAGAAGAATAAAATGACGTTTGAAGAAGTAGCACAACTCTTTGAAAAGAATGATTACCACGAAAGATTAAAAGAAGGTGCTTTACTTAAGTTAACTGGTGGTGAACCCTTTATTCAGCAGAAGAATTTACTATTATTTGTTAAGTTTATTAGAGATCGTTGGGGTTTCGCTAATTACAGTAGAACTCTTACTGCTAATGATATCGGTAAGCCTAGATTACATATCGACTTTGAAACTAACGGAACTATTATGCCTGATGATGAATGGTCCTGTCTCGGTGTTAATGTAACGTTTACTACTTCACCTAAATTATCTAGTAATGGAGATCCAGTTGATAAACGTTTCAAACCAGAAGTACTACGTTATCTAGTATTACACGATGCTTGCTTTAAGTTTGTTGCTAAGCAAGAATCAGACTTAAACGAAGTATTAGAAAACTATCTTAATAATCCTGATGTAGGTTTACCTTCTAGTAATGTATGGGTTATGCCTATGTGTGGTAGTCGTAAAGAACTACTAGAGGTTGGGCCTGTAGTAGCTGAACTATGTAAGAAATATAATTTTAAGTTCTCGAACAGAATGCACTTGCAGGTTTGGGACAAAGCCCTTAAAGTATAATATATGAGTTACAATCCAGATCCAAAATCACACTTCTACATTAGTTTAGGCAAAAGCGTTATCCGCATTCTTGCGGGTTGTGCTTTGTTTGTAGGGCATACAGCTTCTGCTGGTGCTTTATTAGTAATTGCTGAACTTCTCGGTATTGTCGAGGAGGTAGTATGAAGCAAGAAATAAAATTCACATATACGTTAGAGCATACTAATGACGATATTAATGTCAGTGTGCCTCGTAAAATTGAAATTATATTTGACGGTCAAGCCGACTTAGAGGAACTAACAGAGCAGTTTAACGCTTTTGTTAAAGCTATAGGTTACAACCCACCTCACAATTGTGTACTTGATTGGGTAGATGTG